CGCTCTCTAGCTTTTGCTTGAAGAACTGCTCTATTCCTATGGTAATATTCCATAGACCACTTTCTTTGGGCTTCACCCCTTTCCTCGTCCGTATTATATTTACGCTTTCTTCCCATGTGTTTTCTCGGCCATTTGATTGAGCTTGGCAAAGCATTGAACTAACCAACTTTCCATATTTGGTAATGTCGCAAATAACCTGTCCTCAATAAATCTTTTTTGGAATTGCATTTTATTTAACCTATTTACTGGCTCTCTAATTTTGTCTAAGATTTTAGTTTTAGCAGAAGTGCTGATGTCTACTTCATCCAACTGCATCAACATATAGTTTCTTTTCAATAACTCTTCGCTCTCTTCAAGCTTTTCATCTTCTTTAATAATGTCGTCTATATTAAGTATCTTATCTTCGAGCAAAAGTGGAATCTTTTTTTGAATAGTTTTCAATCCCCAACCACGAACACCACCGATGTTATCAGATTTATCTCCATCGATTGCTCTGTATACAGCAAAGTTGTGTGATGGTATTCCATAGTCCTCTAATACTTTTGGAGGATCATACATCTTCTTCTTTGTAGGAGACCAAACTGAAACTCTGTGATTTACTAACTGAAGAAAATCTTTATCCGTAGACATTAAAACTATCTTAGATGTTTTCATAACCTGTTTGGTAAGATAAGCCATCGTATCGTCAGCTTCAATATTCTCAATAGTAATAGTTGTGAGCGGAAGGTAATCTAAATAGTCAATAACTCTCGTTAATTGCATCTTCATAGATTGATGCTCATCTTCTTTATCATTGAAATCATAGGAACGATTAAGTCTTTCCGACATATTCCTACCAGCTTTATATTCTGGAAATAATTTCTTTCGGCGGTTAGACCCACCTTTACCATCAAATACTATGACAGTCCTGGTAGGTCTAATTGTTCGTATAGCATAACCGATTGACCTTAGAAAACCAACTATTCCCCCAACATGAGCTCCGTCATCGTTGAGAGTTGGTATAGCGCTGAAACATCTTATGAATGTGTTCAAACCATCTATAATCAATACCTTATCGTCAGGTTCGTCTGAGTCTAAATTACCGCCTTTTAATTTTATTTCTTCGAGTATGGAAAGGTATCTAGCATTAGTCACCTAGCACCTCTTCTGTAATCTCCACATCATCAATACCTAAATCAGCCTTAGTATATTTTAAGATAACCTTATCGCATATCATATCATAACAATATTTTCTAAATTCATCTTTCTTCAACATTTCTGACCATTCTTTAGATTGAAATTTGAGTACCTCATCTCCATATTTCAAGGTATACCAAGCACCGCCAACTTTAACCAGCCCATGCTCTTTCATCACATGTAACCAACTTCCATCATCATCAACACCACTTTCAAAGTAGAGTGGAAACTCAGCCTTTCTAAGTGGAGGACCCAAGCGATTCTTAATCACTTGCGCCAGAACAGTCATACCTATTACATTCTTTTTACTATCTTTAATCTGACCTTTGTTCTTCAATCTAACACGAGTTGATGCGTGAAATGGAAGAGCCTTACCACCTGATGTGGTATAAGGATCACCAAACATAGCACCCAATTTTACTCTTAACTGATTGGTGAATACCAAAGCAACTCTTTGCCTACCAATCATTTGAGTTATCTTTCTCAAAGCCTTTGATATAATGATTGCTTTTGATGTAGCCCAACCATCTTTATCAAAGTCGGCATTTAACTCAACTTTTGTGGTAGCAGCTGCTAATGAATCTACTAAAATGGTTACTAACCTATCTTTATCCGATTCCCTAACTTTCGTTACGATTTCTTCAATGGCTTCAAATACATCTTCTATAGTTTCTAAATGTAGATATAACATTTTATTCATATCAACACCTATTACGCCTAAGAACTCTTCACTTACTGCTGTCTCTGTATCTATATAAACAGCGACACCACCCTTCTTTTGGGTTTCTGCAAGTAGATGAGCACCCACTAATGATTTACCACTACTTTCTAATCCATTTAATTCTGTAATTCTACCAACTGCAATTCCACCATTAGGGCGGTTTGAAATAGCCAAATCCAACATTGTTGAGCCTGTTGAAATGAACTCTTTTATATCTGTTGGTGTACTATCTGTACCATTTAGAAAGTATGCAACTTTGTAGTCTTTGAATTTTTTATTTAAGGAGTCTGCAAGAACTCCAGCTAAGTCATCTTTAACTGACATATAATCTCCTAATTAAATAGTGGGTGTGCCCGGCTTTGTAAAGAATCCTTTGCACACACTCGGTTTTATTAGTGTTGGCTTCAACACCCACTACACTTTATTTATTACTTATTGAACAACTCATCGAAAGCGGCACTGGCATCTTCAACCGTTGCTGTTGAAGCTGCAACAACTGACGCTGGAGCAGATTCTACTTTCTTTTCATCTGAAGCATCTGGATTTAACCATAAGTTCAGAACTTCTGTAAGTTCTTCATACGAGAGTTCCTGATATAATTCAGTAATGTCCTTTTGATTTTCCAAGATATTTTCCAGTTTCGCCTTATCTTCCACTATTGGTGTCTGATTAGGTTTAACACGGATTGTAGTCTTAGGAAAAGAAGCACCACTTTCTTCAGCAGTAATAAACTCTACTGATATATCACGGCCACTCACAGCATCTGTGATATCACCATAATCTGGATCTGCGATTACGGAAAGTAATTCTTGATAAACAGTCTTACCAAAACCCCAAAAACGAACACCTTGACCTTCTTCATCACGAACGATAACTGGAGCAAAAGTTCTCATTTTAGCTTCCAATTTACGAGCCATTTGATATTCCTCGCGATTGCCACTCGTTTTAAGTTTTTGTGCAAACTCTTCGATTGGATCAGGACGACCATATGTGATTGGTGAAAGATAGGTTTTGTTATTCAAACCGAAATGAAAAAACAACTCAATAAATGGGTTATCCTTATTGTGTCTATAAGGTAAGACACGAATGACCTGTTTGCCGGGTTGTGGTTTCCAAAGATTTGAAGTCCTATTGTTTGTAGTTTGTAATTGACTAAGACGCTTACGAATAGAATTAATATCCATTTTTTATTCTCCTTGTGTTATTATTTATTTAGCATTTTTTAGTTACATCGTTGTAACCATTTAATAATAAGTATCTAGCTTTTCAGCGAAATACAAATATTTTTTAATCTTTAGTGTTAATAATTGTATGTATTTTAGTGGGTATTTTATTGAGACCCGTATCATTAGTTAGCAACAAAGAGTTCTGATAATTTTCCCACGGAATAAGAAATCTCTTATCTAATATACCACCATTCAATTCTCTGATGACTTCGTTAAGTGCATTGATAGTGTATAATGTATTGCTCTGTTTCTTGCGATGGAGTGAAATGGTATTCGGTATGTTCTCTGAAACATGGTCATCCTCATACTCAACATTGTATGTGCAAATCAACTGTGAATTATCCTTTACATTCTCAAATACATAGATTTTATCATAGAGTATATCATTACAATCTTTGATGAGTTCTATTATATCATCAAGCTGAGAGCGGGTGGAGAATGTGCAGAGTAGTTGAGTTTTCATTATTTCTTAATCATCCTTGAGGTAATACTTTGACCAAGGCTTCCATTGACTTAAAAGCCATTCATCATACTCTTTCTTTAATTTAGCATATTCTACAGGATCTGGATTTTTTGCTTTCTTACCAACAGCTTTCATATCAGCCTTTAACTGTTTGAATTTAGGTTTTTTTTCAATTTGTTTTTTACGGTTAGTTGCTGAAGTTGGATTATTTTTTATGAGTTTATCTAATTTTTTTATTTCGTCATTTCTTTCTATCTTTTCTCCCTCAATAGCTTCAAAAACTTCATTTACAGCATCCTCATCTTCTTCAGTTGGTATGTTAATTCTATTACCTTTTTCATCTGTAAACGGAGATTGTACGCCAGTTAAAGCATTAACAATATTTTCTCTTTTTTCTTCTTTTGTAATACTAGCACCACCAGACTTTCTTTTATCCTTAAAAGCGTCAACGGAATCTTCATATGTCATAGTAGTATCTTGTGTCACAGTACCATCTGGTTGTTTTTGCCAACCATAAGTTTTCGGATCACCTTTAACTGGCTTCATAGCACCACCTCTAGATATCGGGTATTTTTTGCCA